ATTAACAAGTGGGAGACTTTAAATGATTTTGCCAAAACTCACTTAAACGCCCAAAAGCTTATTGGTGCTGAGAAAGTGGCGATACCGGGCAAGTCGGCAACGGATGAAGAATGGCAAAGCCTTTACCAAAGGCTAGGCTCCCCTAAAGATCCTAACGAATATGACTTTGATAAAACTGAAGTTTTTGATGAGGCTACCTATGAGTCCTTTAAGAATACTGCTTATGAGATTGGGCTTTCTAATAAACAGGCTTCGGCCATTGCTGCGCATTTTGAGAAGCAAGTTAACGATGGCCGTGAGGTTCTTGCCCAGCAGGTAGAAGAGGCTAGGTTCAACGGAGAGCAGGAATTGCGCCAGGAGTTTGGGCAACATTTCGAGCAGCGCCTCACCCAAGCCCAGGCTGCGGCTCGCACGGTTATGGGCGACACCGAAATCTTTGATAAAATCCAATTGGCTGATGGCCGCGCTCTAGGCGATCATCCTGCTATTGTTAAGACATTCTCTAAGATAGCAGAAATGCTAGGAGAAGATGGTTTGGTCGGGGAACCGACCGATGTTGTTATGAGCGCAGCGGATGCGAAACAGCGTTACAATGAGGTTGTTGCAGCCAACACACCTTATTGGGACAAGTTCCATCCAGAGCATCAATCTTTTATAGATGAGGCTTTGCATCTGCGATCATACTTTTAGTGGATAACCTTATGGCCCACGCCGACAAGCTTGTGCGTCAAGCGGATTAACTGCCCTAAGCAGTAGCACGGCCCCGACAGGGACAACCAAGCGCAGTAACATTAACTGAACAAAGCTAGGAGGACATCATGTCCACAGAAGTAACCACAGCTTTCGTCAATCAGTTTTCGTCAAATATCCAAATGCTGTCTCAGCAAATGGGTTCTCTGCTGCGCAACGCAGTGGATGTCGAAAGCGTAAACGGCGAAAAAGCATTTTTCGATCAAGTGGGTGCAGCGGCAGCGCAGCTTCGCACAACCCGTCACGCGGATACTCCGCTCATCGACACGCCGCACTCGCGCCGTATGGTCACAATGTCTGACTACGAATATGCTGACCTGATCGACGATCAGGACAAGGTTCGTATGCTTGTCGATCCAACGTCCACATATTCCCGTGCCGCTGCGGCTGCTATGGGTCGGGCTATGGATGACGTTATCATCACTGCGGCTTTGGGCGACTCGCTCACAGGCAAAGATGGCTCGACAACTACAGCGTTTGACACAACAAACAATCAAATCGCTGCTGGCGCTGCTGGCTTAACATTGGCGAAATTGATTGAAGCCAAGGAAATCTTGGACGCTGGCAATGTTGATCCATCTATCCCACGTTACATTGCTTGTTCGCCTAAGCAGGTCACTGATCTGCTGAACAACACAACTGTAACTTCAAGCGATTACAACACTGTAAAAGCTTTGGCGATGGGTGAAATCAACACTTTTGTTGGCTTCAACTTCATTGTTTCAAACCGCTTGGGCGTTGACGGCTCTTCTGACCGCCGTTGCTTCGCATGGGCTGAAGACGGCATCAAAGTCGCTATGGGTAAAGAGCCTACAGCGCGCATTGATGAACGTGCCGACAAGTCTTACGCAACTCAAGTTTACTACTGCCAAACTCTTGGTGCGACCCGCATGGAAGAGTCTAAGGTTGTTGAGCTTTTGTGCGTAGAATCATAAGGTTTAAGGGGCGGTTCGCCGCCCCTTAAATTCACATGGAGAGAGCTGATGACCAGTACGGTTGATATTGCAAACTACGCGCTGAACAGCTTGGGTGCGAATAACATTTCAAGCTTTGAAGAAAACAGCAAGCCAGCGCGCCTAATCAACCAAAGGTTTGATAGTGTCCGCGACAGCGTGTTTCGTGCGCATCCTTGGAACTGTCTTTTGCGCCGCGCAGAGCTGGCAAAGGAAAGCGATTCCCCTCCTTTCGGATATGCAAATCAGTTTGCTTTGCCGACAAATCCATACTGCCTTAGAGTTCTGGAGTTTAGCAACGGAAATTTGTCATACCCGCAGGATAACATGTTTAGCAACACTGGCGGCCCTGTGTTCGTTATTGAAGGGCGAAAGCTGCTTTCTGACGAAGGCGTTGCCAAAATAAAATATGTTGCTCGGGTCACAGACCCTCAAGAGTATGATGCCAATCTGATTGACACTTTGGCAGCGGCTATAGCGTTTGAGGTCAGTTACGCTATTACTGGCTCCAACACTGTCAAGCAAATGATGGCGGCAGAATACTCTGACAAATTAAAACAAGCCGCCTTTGTTGATGGCACTGAAGGCGCGCCGCAGCGCCTGGAAGCAAGCGAATTTATTGAGTCGAGGTTCTAATGGCGCGATCAGCCCCAGCGATTAGCACGTTCACAGCAGGAGAAATCAGTCCGCGTCTTGAGGGGCGCGTTACGATTGAGAAGTACCGCGAGGGTCTGTCAGAGCTTACAAACATGATAGTGCAGCCTCATGGTGGCGTTACGCGCCGCCCAGGCACAGAATATTTGGGTGAGGTGAAGGACAGCTCAAGCATTACTCGTTTGATACCTTTTGAGTTTAAAACAGCCGACACATATGTTTTAGAGTTTGGCGATCAGTACATGCGGGTCTTCCGCAATGGTTTGCAGGTTCTTGTTGATAGTGCAAAGAGTGTCTCAAGAATCACAAAGTCTGATCCTGCCGCTTTCACAAGCTCCAACCACGGCTTCAGCGATGGCGATGAAGTTTACCTTTACAATGAAGGTGGTGGCATGACCGAGCTAGTTTCTCGAAACTATCTTATTGCAAATTCTGCAACTAACACGTTCACGCTGACTGACTTGTTTGGAAGGTATGTTGATGCGACAAGCTTTACCACCTACACCGGTTCAGGAGTTAGCGTTGACAAGCTGTTTGAGGTTGCAACGCCCTACACATCCGCGCAGGTAGGCGATGTGCGCTTTGCACAGTCTGCGGATGTTATGTACTTGGTGCATCCAAGCCACGCTGTCCGCACATTGTCTCGCACCGATCATAATGCTTGGACGTTTAATACTCCCACCATTAACGAAAACAACACGCCAGTTCTCACTAGCGTCGACAATTACCCTAGTGTTGTCACGTTTTTTGAACAGCGGTTGGTTTTTGCGGCAACTAACAACAATCCTCAGACGTTGTGGTTTTCTAAAAGTGCTGACTATTTAAATTTTCACACTGGCACTTCTGACGATGATGCTCTGATCTACACCATTGCGTCCAACAAAGTAAACGCAATCCGTTACCTGTCAGCTACTCGAATACTTAACATTGGAACATCCGGCGGTGAGTATGTGCTGACAACAACTAATGGTGGGCCTGTTACGCCCACGCAGACAGTGATCCGCAAGTATTCTAACTATGGCTGTATTGACAGCGAAGTTGTCCAGGTTGCTGACGTTACCTTGTTTGCCCAGCGCGGAGCGCGCAAGGTCAGGGAGTTTCGTTATATAGGCGAGGTGGATGTTGCAGGTTATGCAGCCCCAGACATTACAATCCTGTCTGAGCATCTAACTGAAGGCGGCATAAGAGAGTTTGCTTATCAGCAAGAGCCTGAAAGTATTATATGGGCGCGCCGCACTGACGGCACTTTGCTTGGATTGACCTATCGGCGTGAAGAAGAAATTGTTGCGTGGCACAAACATATCATAGGCGGAGCGTTTGACGGTGGTCAGGCTAAGGTTGAAAGCATTATCACTTTGCCGACAGATAGCGGTGAGGATGAGCTTTACATGATTGTTAAGCGCACGATCAACGGCGTCACCAAGCAGTATGTTGAAGTGATGAAAACATTTGACTTTGGCAGCGACACGACTGCTGCCTTTTTTGTGGACAGCGGTTTGGTCTACTCAGGATCTGCAACCACAACTCTTTCTGGCCTGTATCACTTAGAGGGTGAAGATCTTTCTATACTAGCGAATGGCGCTACACATGCTGGAAAGACAGTTTCAGGCGGCGGTGTGACGTTAGATTTCTCCGCTACAACGGGCGCCGTTGGGTTTGGCTACACCAGTGAAATGCAAACACTGCGCTTAGAGTCTGGGTCTCAGGATGGCACTTCCCAAGGCAAGCCAAAGCGCATACACGACATCACTGTGCGATTCCATGAAACGGTTGGTGCAGAGGTGGGCAGCGATTCGGAAAGTGCGGATAGAATATTTTTCCGCGACAGCTCTATGAATATGGATGAAGCTGTGCCATTATTCACAGGAGACAAGGAAATCGAGTTTGAAGGCGGTTTCGTTGACGGTGATCGCATTTATGTGCGGCAATCACAGCCCCTGCCAATGACTGTTCTGGCGCTATATCCGCGCATGAACACATTTGATTTGTGAGGTGATTGAGTATGTTTGAGATCTTAACTCTTGGGGCAACAGTCCTTAGTGGGCTGAGTGCAAAAAGCTCTGCGAACAAAGCTGCTGCCGCTGCTGCAAGAGTTGGTGAGTTTAACGCTGGCCTAATTGAGCGCGACATTGACTTACTTGAAAAGCAACGTGAGATCATTAACCGCAATGCAGTTTTGCAAGAGCGGGTTGATCGGTTTCGTTTTAGGGAAGCTCAAGGCTCTGTTGTCGCTCAGTACAGCGGAGCTGGCATAGACATATCTCACGGCACTCCAATGCGAGTTTTGCGTCAGGCTGCGCGAGAGTTTGAGTATGACCAAGCTATCAATGATTTTAATAACACGGTCACAAACATGCAGATCAACGATCAGCAAGAAAGTTCTAGGCTGAGTGCTGAACTGTCGCGCATGGAAGGTGGGGCGCAAGCTGCGGGGCTAAGAGCGCAGGGAACAACAAGTTTGATCCAGAGCTTTGGAACGGCAGGTCGGTTTGCTTCCTCTAGTGGGATGTTCACATAATGAGAATACCAGTTTATAAATCACAGGGCCGCCCAACATCTGAAGCACCTGGCGCTCGTATCACAGCTAGGATGAATGCGCAGCCTTTCGTCCAGGCTGAATTGCAGAAAGGCGCCATTGCGACAGAGGTTGCAAACCAAGTTGGTGAATATGCCAACATGCGCTATAAGATGATTACCGAAACACAAAAGAACGAGGCGATCTTTTCAGCCAAAGAAGGCTTGATGGCTTTGTCTAGCCAGCTCGAAAAAGACAGGGATGTCGGAAACATTTTTGACGGTGAGCTTAAATATGCGCAGGGCGTCAAGAGCGTTTATGACCAAATGCGCGCTACTGTTGGCAAGAACAAATACGCGCTGCAAGATTTTGACAACAGCTTTCGCCAAATGGAAATACCTATCAAGTTCAGGCTGCAAGAGGTTGTTGACCTAAAGATTGAAAAGCGCAGGCAGGCTGCACTGAAGGCTCGGGAAGACCAGCAGGTTTCTATTTATTCCAATCCTTTTCTAGAT